CTGTTGCAGAAGCAGCAGAGTCGCTTGAAACTTCTGCCCGTTCTGTCTCTAGCAAGCTGCGAAAGATGGGATTCGAGGTAGAGCTGGCTTCTGCCGCCGCAGGCAAGTCTTTTTCTGAAGATCAAGAAGCTACCCTTGCTGCCTTCGTTACTGACAACTCTGGTCAGTATACCTATGCTCAAATTGCAGAGCACTTTGAAGGCGGTGCATTCTCACCCAAGTCTATTCAGGGCAAGATCCTGAGCATGGAGCTGACTGATCATGTCAAGCCTGCTCCCAAGGTTGAGAGTGTTCGTACCTACACTCCTGAAGAGGAGTCTACCTTCATTCAGATGGTAAACGACGGTGCATTCGTCGAAGCCATTGCTGAAGCTCTTGGCCGTTCTGTGAACAGCATCCGTGGTAAAGCTTTGAGCCTTCTGCGCTCTGGCGATATCGGTGCTATTCCTCGCCAAGAAACTACTAAAGGCCCAGCTAACGCTGATCCTTTGGCCGACGTTGATGTTGCTTCTATGACTGTAGAAGCTATCGCTGAGGCTATTGGTAAGACTGCTCGTGGGGTCAAGACTATGTTGACTCGTCGTGGCTTGACTGCCGCCGACTATGATGGCGCTGCCAAGGCCGCAAAGGCACAGTAAACTTTAGTTGTAGGCGGCTGGCTCTTTCGGGGGCCGGCCTTTTTATGTTCGGGGGAACAGATTGAATATCTCTAGTGCTTTGATAAAGCAATGTATCGCTGTGGGAGACTTTGAAACGTGGAGTTATCTGCGTAAAGAGTATCTTCCTGGCGAGTATCATCTGCTTTATGAGGCCATTGATAAACATTGTGAAAGTCATCACACGTTCCCCTCATTTGATGATCTCAAGTTAAGTATACGACACCCTGCTACTAAAGACAAGGTGTATGCAGTAGAGTCTATCGAGGTAGACATTGATCCTGCTACTTTGCTTGAGTATTTAAAGAATGAATATGCCCAAAAGGAAATATTAAATTCCTTAGACAGGTATATCGACAACTCTGTATTATTTGCAAGCGCAGATGAGTCAGTTCAAGAACTACATCAGATAGTTCTTGATATCGAGGAAAAAGTTGACCTTGAAGTTCCACAAGAGAGTATGCAGCGCATACATCTTATGGAGCCAGAAGAGGAGCTTGCCAAGCATATTGGTCTTGGCTTAAATAGCGCATACGATGAATCCTTCAAGTTTAGTCCTCGAGACCTAATACTTGTGGGAGGAAAGAGAGGCTCAGGTAAGTCTATTACTTGTGCTAATGTTGCAAATAATATATTTCAATCAGGAAGTTCTGCTATCTATTTCACCATCGAGATGGATAGTCGTGCGATACTGCAACGGTGTTGTGCGATCGCGACTGGAGTTCCATTTACTAGGATCCGCAGTGGAAATCTCACCAATGTTGAGTGGGAAAAAGTTGCGGGTTGGCAAGCCAGTAGGTTTGTCAACGGGCAAGAACGATTATTAGAATACAAGAAAAGCGTAGCCCGGGATTATAATGAGTTTCACCGTAAACTAACTACACAGCATGAGCTTCTCCCGACTCAACAGCTGGATGTTATTTATGATCCTAGTCTAACTATTGCTAAAATACGTGCAGAGTTAGATAAAAAAGTGTCAAAGCTTGAGGCTAGAGTAATTATTGTAGACTATATTAATCAAGTAAAAAGATCCCATCTTCCTTCCAGAGGCGGCCAGTATGATTGGACAGAACAGATTGAAGTTAGTAAAGCGTTAAAATCCATGGCTCAAGAGTATGAGTGTGCAGTTTTCTCTCCGTATCAAACTGATGCGACAGGGGAGGCTAGATTTGCTAAAGGCATCCTAGATGCGGCAGATGCGGCTTATACATTAGAGACTTGGGAAGAGGAAGATAATTGTATTAGTTTTAATTGTGTGAAAATGAGGGCAGACTCAATGAAGCATTTTACTTCTAGTATGAATTGGGAAACCTTGAAAATAGGTCCTGATACTGCTCAAACGCCTAAGGAACAAGAGCAGTCCTCGCACAAGACAGACGAAGAAATTCACGACCTCTGATAAAAATAATGCTTG